GGCGTTATCAGGCGTAGTAAGTATGAATGTTTCCCTTATGTCTCCCATCAGGTTCAATCCCTCCTTCTATGTGTTCTCAATCACCACATAGGAACACCCTATGCAGTTTAATATGGTCTACTAACTGCGTGCTGAATTGCAGGTCTTGACCCCCTCATATACGCTACTGTTAAAGTGATAGCTGAAGGTGCAAAAATCTCAGCAGAACTTAACTTGGCGAATGGAATAAGGAACATCTCCTTCGCTACGACTGCATGAGACGGCGCTGCTGCCGATGCTGTTCCTATCGGATTCCAGTAACACGCTGCACTCGGATAGCACCATACATCACCTACATTCGCTGGTAGTGTGAAATTGGTTGCCAGTGTAGCTGATGCAGCATAGACTGAAGTCTGTTGCTCCATCGCTATAATAGGTGCGACTGTCCTTAACTTTGTGTCTGCCATATTCCCTCCTAAACGATTGGGATGTTATGCTCTTTCATAAAATCCCTTACTGTTCCCCTGTGTTTCTTGTCTGGATAACCCAAAGCCCCATAAATCTGCCTGATTGCCTTAGCTCTCTCCTGTGGCGTTTTATCCACTGCGTCTACCACAGCCTGCAACTCAAGCGATAGCGCTTCAGGCTTAACCTCAACCCTTTTCTTCTTCATTCCTTACCCGATAACTATCGTATCTGCTAGTTTGAGCGACTTAGGGTTAGCGATTTCCCTGATTTCTCTCTGCGCTCCTTTTAGTACCAAGTGCCTGTCAAGGTTGTTCTGTTTATAGACTTTAACCTTATTCTCAACCTCTGAAGCACTCAACCCTCTTTGTCTCAACCATTCCAACCCACCAGCAATCAGACCGATAACACCATCCTCTGTTTCTCTTATGAGAGTATCACGCTGTCGGCTACGCACGGTCTGCATATCACCTACGTTTAGGCTAGTTAGAATAGCGGTATAACCCAGTTAATTGCCTGCCCTTTCCAGTAGCATATCAGTCTTATTATCCCAGAGTTCGTAGCTGAATGTTATTGCCATAGCCTCTCCTTCGTGATGACTCCGCTATACAAACCTCGTAACAAGATAGGCGGGTCTTTAATTATCCCTGTCTCCCTTGCTAATATCTCCTTTAAGTTAGCGGTCAAGAAGCTGGAACTTCCTGATGCGGGGTCTCCTTGTCTCTTTCCCTTTTCCAGTAACCCTGCCCTATGAAAGAACAGATTTATTCTCCGCTCTAGCTCCTGCCACTTCTCCAGAGAGAAATCTTCTCCTGCCAAGTGGAGTGTACCAGTGGACTCCGTAAAGCCCACTGGCTCTCCACCGACCAGAGTTCTTAATTGAACTTGGTCAAACTTGCCCATTTACACCACCTTGAAAACAAAGGTTATACAGAGCATAAGCGGGTCATCTCCCCCTGAGCCTTCCGCAGCCTTGTCAATGTCTATGGACATTATGTTCCCTGCTTCCACAATGCCAGTAGCATCAAAGGCTGCGCTAACATCTGCCTTGTTGATGTCGGAAGCAGCGCACGTCAGAGCAGCAGCAGCGATACCATCAGTGGTCGCAGAGGTAGTTTCATCGTCTACACCAGCACTCACATCAATAGTATAGGTGTCGCTAGTGTCCAGCGCAGTTCCTACACCACACCACCAGAGATGAGCTATCTCCAGTCCTACACAGTTTGCGGGTACTTCAATACTGCCACCCGCTGCTTCGGAAGCAGCGCCAAGCAGCACGCCAGTAAAGTCTCCATACTGGGAATGGGCTGCCGTACCATCACTATTAAGGTTTAGATTAACTATCATTTCCTTAACAGGTGGAATGTCCACGTAGAGCGAACTGGTAGACAGACCGAAGCCCAAAACCTGAACTAGGTTATTTGCTCCAGTCGGTCGGGTAGCAGTGATTGAACCTGCTGTCGCACTCAAGAAATACTGGTCTCCCTGAGTGTACGGTGCATCGGTATCTACGATGATGCAACTTCGGCAAAGTGCGCCAACCTCGCCTGCCTTGTAGCTATTAACTGTTATTGCCTCAGCATACTTGGTGTTGTCATCGGCATCCGCTAATTCCCAGTCCGTCCCATCAAAGTAGACAGGTGAACCAGCCGGTGTAGCCGTTGACCCTATTGTTCCAGTAAAAACTCCCCTTGCTTGCCTTACATACGGGTCTGCCATTTTCTTTTTTCTCCTTTTTATTCTTTGGTGAACTACCGAATACTAGGCTGCCGAGTCTATCCCCCCAAGAGCAGCTATCATCTTTGCAGAGTAGACTACTGCCTGGATATAGACTACCATACGGTATAGGTTCTCGTTCTTGTTTTCCTTGATACCCAGTCGCTGAATGTCAGGTGTTAATATCCCCCCATTATGAATGAGAGTATAACCCTGATTTTCCCTCCCAAACTTGACTGCGAAGATTGTCGTTGCGGTGCTTGACGGCCAAGTAGCGCTGTCGTTATACTGCTCGGAATTAGTGATGTAATCGTTAATAACAATGGGAATGGTGTTATACCTGAATACCTGTCTCCCAAAGTCGCCAATACTACTGGTCATTATCCCACTAGAGCCAGACGAACGGCATAAAGAAGTCAACTTCCTGCGCATAGTCTTATTCATAAGCAGCACAGTTGGTAGCCCATTCTCTACCATATCAATCATAGCATCCAGTCTGTCCATTGTTAACTCGGTTTCAGCAGCACCAGGCCCATCCACTACACCGTCATCCATCGCCATCATACGAGTATCAGCCCTGCACAGGCTATCCAATCCTTCAAACTCAGTTGTTACTGCTTCAGGTTCTCCCGTTATGATTAAATCCTCAATCTTGCGACTAAGAGATTTAGCCATCCCAGAAAACAAGACCGCCTCCTGAGACTGGACATTCCCCCTAGTCTGTAGAGCATACCTATCCAGAGGTGATTGAACACCAACAGTTGTCAGCGTTGCAGTTTTCTTAGTATAGGTAGCCTCAGTATCACTCCAATCATCCCCCACTGTGTGAGTAGATGAGGTTGGAAGGGCTGATTCACGGTTGTAAACTAATGAGTTCCCCTCAAAACTTTCAAAAGCCCAATACGGTGCGAATTCTGATGCTGTGATGATATTCTCATACACACCTTCAACAACAAGGTCATTTGCGAGTTTAGCGTATTCACTTAAAGTCGGCATATTACACTCCTTACTTCATTTTCATCAGACCCGCCTCAATTTTCTTGGTTGGGCTCAAGCCTGATAGGTCGTTTCCCCCAGAGGATAATCCAGTGTCAAACTTTGACTCCTTTTTTTCTATCACAGGCGTTACTTCAGGTTTCCACCTTAAAGCCTTGACTTCCATTTCTGCTTCAGTCTGGCAGGTTTCTATCAGCCACGCAGCACTAAGTCCTGGAAATTCCGTAGCCAACTGTTGGGCTTTTAGTCCCATCCCTGCCTGCCAGATTTTCAATTCCCCCTCATAGAGCTTAGCCTCCGCAGCCGCTTCCCTTTCAGAAACCTTTTGCTCTCTTTCAAGGGATGCTATTCTGCTAACGTAAGCCTTCCGTCTTTCAGGGTCATCAACCAAAGCCTCATCAACTTCTTTCTGCATCGCCTGAATTTGAGCTAATCGTGCAGCATTTTCAGCCTTCGCAGATACACCTTCAGTCTTCAGCTTATTAACCTCCGCCTGAACTAGGGAAAGTTGCGATTGCGTTGAAGCCCGCCCCTTTCCTACTGCCGTGTCCAACTCCTCCTGCGTGTAAGTCTTTACAGGTTGTGTTGGTGTAGTAGGCTCTGCAACCTGAACTGCATCAGCCCCCTCCACTTTTCCATCCTTCAAGTCTTCCATCTATCCTCCTTA